GGCGCCGCCGGCGCCGGATCGGCGGGTGCCGCGGGAGCGGCAGGAGCGGGGGTTGGATCGCTCATTCTCTGTCTTCCTCTGCTAGTGTGAGATCGCGTTCGATCTGGTCGAGTTGCCGCTGGGGCAGCTTGAACCGGCCGAAGATGTGCAGAACCATGCGGCGCAGGCCTTCGGCGAGGGCTAGCGCCTGCGGGTCGAGGTCGCGCTGCCCCATGCCGATGCCGGAGATTTCGACCAGATCATCCAACACGGCGCGGCCTTCGGGCTTGAGCGCGCCGTGCTCGTCGAAGAACAGCTTGCGATAGGCGCGCGTCAGCCCCAGCAGATTGCGGCTCTGTCGCCGCAAACGGGCGGATTGTCCCTCTGCCGCGAAGCGGAACGCCATGACTTCCGCCGAAAGGCTGTCGCGTTCACGCACCGGCGGGCACCGCGTCCGAAAGGTCCTTGGCCGTCTTGCCGATCGCGGGCAGGGCGGTAATCAGTTCGTTCATCCCCGCTGCCTGCGCGTCCGCGTCGGCGCGGGCCTGGCGCTCCTCGTCCGTCGCTTCCCAGCTCGCCGGAACGCCGTTGATGCGTCCGAGATGGTCGAGGACCTTCTCCAGCGGGTATTTCTGCGTGAACGCCTGCCAGCTTCCCTGTTCCTTCTGGAAGATCGGCGCGAACTGCTCGAGCAACCGGAAATAGCCCGCCGCCGCGCCGGCCTCCTGCGCGCGCGACAGCCCGTTGTCGTAGCTGACCTCCATCAGCTTCATGCCGCCTTCCAGCGCCTCGGCGACTTCGCCCGGCATGTCGTCGAACTCGCCGAGCTCGTCCATCAGGTCGATCTCACGATCGAGCATGACGCTGAACCACTCGGTCTCCTGATTGGCGAGCGGTGCCAGCAGAATGCCCTTCTCTTCTTCGCGCTGGTAAAGCTGGCTGTCGGTCACATGGCTTTTCAGGTCCTGCCGGATCTGCAGCATGTCGACGAAGAACGCGCGGTCGATCAGCGTCTGCAGCCGTTCGAGAAGCGCCATGCTCCCGGTCATGTCGCTGCCCTCGATCAGCGGGATCAGCTTGCGGTTCCCGCGATGGTCGATCGCCCCGTAGGTCACCTGGTGCGCAGCGTAGCGGATCGTTTCGTCCATCATGTCGCTGTGCGCGCCGAGCGGCGGCATGGCGTTGAGCTCGCTGGCGAGGATCATGTCCTGCACCATCTGCTGGCTCGCGCGCACCGCCGGCAACACGGTGAACGCCGGGCACCGGCCATAGTCCTCGTTCGGCGCCGTCGTGTAGCGGCTGACGATGCGCGGAATCGCGCGATAGCCGCCAGTCTTGAACACCTCCCGGTTGTCGCGGCAGTAGAAGCAGCCCGCCCACGGCTTGCCGCGCTCGTCGAGCCGGTCGGGATCGAACTGCCAGTTCGGGCGCACGACATGAAGGAAGCGGATCGTCGCGCCCTTTTGCTTGTCGCGCATTGCCTTCTTCACCGGCTCCGGCGCGTCGTCGCCCCACTTCGCCGCTGCCTTCTCGGCCGTCATCGTGAAGGCATAGTGGATCGTGCTCACCAGCCCCTGATCGTCCGTTTTGACGTAAACCTGCCCGATGAAGTCACTGTGGTAGGAGATTCCAGCGGGGTTCCCCAGCACGTCGCGGCGAATGTCCGGCCAGGTCGACTGCATGCCCATGACCAGCAGGCTCGCTATCGATTGGTGGGCCTGGCTCGTGAAGCCGCTCTTGGGATCGTTCCGCAGGCCGAACAGCCGCAGGTTCTTCGCCTCGACCCACTCGCGCACGTGGCGCAGCTTCATCAGGTCGGGGTCGGGCAATTGCCACCGTTGCCACACCTGGCCGCGCGGCATCACGTAGCCTTCGAACACACTGATCGCCTGCTCGACCGACTGCTGCGCGTGCGGGTCGAAGATCCGCACGTCCATGTCCGGGCCGCGATGCTGCCCGGTCCAGCGCATCGCGTCGAACTGCTGATGGCCGGGAAGGAACCATATGGCCGCGTCGCGCATCATCCCCTCGAAAGGCTCGCGCGCTTCCTCCATCGCCGCCTGATCGGCTTCGATCTCTTTCGCGTCCCACATGGTCCCGTCCCCTGCTACGAAAATCTAGAGGTCGAAGGCGACGTGGCCGGCGGGGAACGCCGCCAGTTTCCCGCCGCCGCCGACCAGCGGCACCGACCAGCGCACTCGCGCCACCGGTCGCCCCTGCGCGTCCAGCGCCACGGCCTGGCTCACCGCGACGCGCTTATGCTCGCGCGCCAGCACCACCGCCTTGCCATAGGCCGCCTTGCGCCCTCGCAGGTTGAACAGCGACGGTTTCGCCGGCAGCTTGAACAGAACAGTGTCATCGGCATCGCAGAACGCGATCGACGCGATCATGGCGAGCGTGCGCTCGGCATTGCGCTCCGGCTCGGCGATCTGTCCCTCGGGCACGGTCTCGCGCGGCGCGCCCTGTAGGGCCATGTTCAACCGCTCGATTTCGAGCAGGAACGGAGCCAGCGCGTGAACCAGCATGGGAGCGGGGTTCTCGTCCCCTGCGGGAAGGGCCCGGCCGAGCATGTCGCGCACTTCCGCTTGCAGCGCAGCGCGATGTTCGTCGGAAAGATCGTCGCTAGGGACAGCCACATGGGCGAGCACGTCCACGATCCGCCCCACGCTCTCGTCCGAGAGGTCGATGCCGGGGAACGCTTCCTTGCGCGCCGCCATTTCGCCCTGCAACGCTTTCAGCAGGCTGCTCCGCGCATCTGCGCCCTTCGCGCGTTCCGTCGCTTCCAGCTCCTCGACCTGCCCGAAGGTCAGATCGGCAAGCCCGCTGGTCACATCGGAGACGCTGCCCTGCAGCACCTTCTTCGCATCGAAATCCGCCATCGTCTTTCTCCTTGGCTACCCGCCGCGTCCGAGCAGCGATGTCCGTCCCCGCGTTGCAGCCTCGCCGGCGCCGAAGCCGACACGACGGTTCGCCCCGCTGCCCTGCCGCCGTGCGAGATAATCGTTGCGCTCGGCGCGCTCGCGCGCCTCGATCCGCGTCGGCTGCGGCGTCGGCGTCTGCGCCTTCGGCTTTCCGCCGAACACCGTCTTGGCGACCTGCGACCCGACCAGCCCCAGCGCGATCGGCAATACCGCTCCAACTGACATGCCCGTCCTCCTATGCTGCCGGGCGAAAGTGCCCGGTCCCGTAATCGACCTTGCCGCCGCGCGCCGCGCGCGATGCCGCGCCCGAACGCATCCGGTTCAGGATGTTGCCCCGGTTCTGTATGCCCAGGCACAGTTCCGCGAGCGCGTCCGCGACGTGGGAAAAGTCGTTCTTGAGCGGCACCGACCGGAAGCGCCCCGTCCCGCTACCGCGATGCTCGACCCGCTCGAAGACGTAGCCGTTGTTCATCGCCCGCCGCAGCACGCGGCAACGCGGATCGAGCAGGATCGCGGGCTTGCCGCCCGGCGCGTTCGTCAGCCGCCGGCGCACCGATTCCAGTCGCGGCTCGATCCGGTTGCCGGCCTCGCCGCCGGGGCTGAATTTCGGCGCGGGGAACTCGCCGCGGAACTCCGCCAGCCAGTCGTATCCCTCGTCCTCGCTGCCGAAATCGATCGCGGGATCGTAAAACACGACGCCGAGCTCGCAATCGGCGAACTCGCTCGCCGCGAACTCGGCCGCGATCTCCCCGAACGCGCGCGGCCCCATGCGCACCAGGTCCTTGCCCTTGATCGGATCGTAGAGCACGACCTCGCGCAGCACGCGCAGCTGGTTGCGCGTATCGTCGTACTGCCCGAACACCATCGCGGGGGTTCGCCCCCCGTCGAGCCCGCAGACCAGCGGAAGATCCGGCGAAGCCCGCAGCTCCTCGCCCGCAAGATGAAACTCGTCGTTGTATTCGGGATAGACCGGCTGCCCGTTCCGCACCGCCCCGAACTCGTTGTCGACGAACCGGCGAATGTCGTTCTCGTCCATGCCCATCACCATCGACTCGTAGTAGGCGGGGGGCAGGTTCTTGATGTTCTCGGGCAGCGGGTCGGCGCTGCGCCCGCCGGGCTGACGGTGAAAGCCGATCCCGAAGCGCGCGCCGACCTGTTCGCGCAGCGATGCCAGCGCTTCGTCCGACAACGGCAACTGCTGTTCGACCAGCAGCTCGTAAGTCCAGTTATCGATGTCCGGCGCGTTGAAGTCGGCGATCACGCCATACCACTGGCACCCGCCATCCTTTGCGCTCGGATAGCGGCCGCAACGGGGCAGACCGAAGCGCAGCACCGAACGATCGAGCGTGTCGACCTCGTTCAGCCACAGCCACGTCAGCTCGAGGCCTTTCAGGACGTCCTCGGCCTTCTGGTCGCCCATGGCGCGGAACAGTACGTCCATCTCGATCTGCACCGGCGGCCGGCCGTCGAGCATGTTGACCGCGAAACGCACGATGTGGCGCATCTGCCGCCCGTTCCACGTACTGCCCGGCAGATCCTTCGGGAACCACGTGAACCACGATTCGAGCACGTTGGCTTCCAGCTGCGCGTAAGTGTCGCGCACCACGCACCCGCGGCTCCGTCGAACACCGTCCGGGCCCGGCGTCTGCCACAGCGTCATCATCACGGCCTTGCGGATGCAGCTCGTCGTCTTGGCCGACCCGTATGGCCCCATGATCGCCGTGATCAGCCGCTCGTCCATGACGAACGCCTCCGCAACCGGACCGACCGGTGCGAATAGCGAGACTTGCGACACGCCGCTGTTGAGCTTGCCCCGTGTCATTCGTCGCCCTCGGGCTCATCACTCTCGACTTCGACGAACTCACCCTCGACCACAAATTGGCCGTCGCGAAATTCCAAGCCGGTGATGTCGCCAGGCTCGATTCTGCCATTCGCGAGACCTTTGGCCAGCAGTTCGCCCGCGAGCCGCGTCGTCGCGTCGGTTTCAGCGAACCCGCCACTCGCCCCCGGCATGACAATCGTGGGAATATCGCTGAACTCGACCTTCGCCTCGACCGGCTTCTTGCTGTGAACGTACTCGGCCACGGATTTTGCCGCCGAAAGCTGGATGTTCAGCGCCTTGAGGAACAGGTTGCCCTGCTTGTCGGACTTCCCTTTGTCGGCGATCTTCGCCAGCTCGACCACCTGATCGGTCGGCATGGTGTAGAGGCTCGCCATGAATTCGACCGGATCGCTGTAACCCTTGTGCGCGAGCAGCTTAGCGAGGTCGCCATTGGCCTTGTTGCGCGCGCCCTTGGGGCGGCCACGACCACGCGCCCTTTCCGGCTCCTCCCGTACGAGCTGGAACACATTGTCGGGCAGCTTGCCATCGCCGCCCCGCAGCAAGTCCAGTTGGCGGCCTTCGGTCGCGACTCCGGCGATGCCAGCGCCCGCGCTCTCGCTGTCGAAAACGTCGCGCGCGGCGGCTTCGAGGCTGCTGGGCTTGCTTGACATCAGCCGAGCCCCCGGCGTAGCGTCGCGATTCCGGCATGATCGAGCGGTGAATGACACTCACGCACAACCCCGACCCGATTCCATCCCAGCCGCTCGCGCTCGCGGCGCTCACGCGCTGAAATCGGCGCTATTTCGGCGTCCCGCACCCCGGACCCCATGCCCGAGTTTGCCTGTTTCGCGCCCTTGACCGGGGCCGCTGCAGTGCATTCAGGTGCGGGGCCGGCCTGTCGGGCGGGTTTTCGCAGATCCCAGGTCGCACCTGCGCGACGGCCGGATAGACCGGCGGCGCGATCCGAAGGGGGTCGCACCCCCTGCCCGGTGCGCGCGGCCGCGGACTCCAGCTGGGCGCGATCGGCGCGCGTTCTGCGCCCCGTCCGATAACTGGCCATTAGACCACGCAGAAGCCGGGAAGCGCAGAAATCCGCGCTTTCTGGCGCGCCGTGCGACGATTCCTGTGCGACGGCGCGCCGATCGGCAGCGCTAAGTGACTGATTTACCGAGATCGGGCCGGAAGCCGCTTCCGCGACCTCCGGCCCCGCCTGGTCGGCCCGATCCGGCATGATCGAGGCGGCCGACCGGCCCTCGCCAGCGCCGCAGCGCCGCGAAATTTCCCCCAGCTCCGAGCCCCCACGCCCGACCAACACCCGTCGAGCGGCATTTCCGGCCCATATTAAATTCGACCGTGGCGAGGTGGAGAGCAACATGGCCGGCAGCGTTAGCCTATTTGAATAATCGGCGACAATCCCCACGCATCTAGCGTTCCGAATGTTCTAGCTTAGAACACCCTTTAGAACTAAGTAAGTAACTGAAAAGACGGCAAAAGAACGCAAATGTTCCGAATGTTCTACGCGCGAGCGCGCGCGTGAGGCCCGCGCATCGCGCGCCTACATGCCAATTGGCCCGATCCGCTAGAACATCCAGAACATCGACCTTAAGTAAATGAAATACCGTGATTAAAGGCTGTTCCACGCCACATGCAGTCCAGAACACTTAGAACGCCCAGCGCGCTCCAACCCGACATCAAGGCCGCGTCCAAATCTGATTGAAAATCAACGGGTGCGGGGCGGGTGAGGCGAAATCCGTAAACCGGCTTGACAAGACAGTAATTATCCGAAATGAATAATTCCAGCACCCGGACGGGTCCGGGCTGCTACACGGCAAAGGAGGCCGATCACATGACAACCGCAACCATCATCGATTTTGCGCAAGAGTTGAACGCCCGCTGCGTTCGCGAACGTGTGCGCGAGAGAGAAGCCGCACGAGAGGCGCGACGCGCACAGGACCGGGCTGACCTGGTCGACCAGCTGGGCGGTTCTCTCGCCGCGCAAATCGTCGCCGAGGTCGTGAGCGACGCGAAGGAGCGCCACGCCGCTGACGCCCGCGCCAGTCGTTTCATTCCGGCCTACTGCGATCCCGCCAACGAGGTTCGAGGCGCGAAACACGATGCGACCGCAAACCTCGACATCAGGGATATTGCCAAGCGGATGCGCGCCGACATCAAAGCTCTCGCCCTCCCTGCCGGGATCAAGACCAGCGTTCGCTTGCAGCGTTACAGCGGCGGTCAGGCGATCGACATTCGCATTACCGCCCTTCCGTCCGGCTTCCCGCTTCTTTCGGATGCGGCGGCAAGCTGGAAGAAGCAGTTCCCGCACCGCGCGAACGACGTTCCCGGCGCGATGGTCGATCACCGCAGCGCGGAGTTTCACCGGCTCATGCAACAGCTAGAGCGGATTCATGGCGCGTATAACCGCGACAACTCGGACAGCATGACCGACTATTTCGACTGCCGTTACTACGGGTCGGTTAGCCTCGACTGGACGGTTCGGAGGGAGTGCGAGGAACAGCAGGTCGCTGCTCACCCCGGGACGTACTGGGCGGAAGATGCCGCGCGGTTCTGACAGCACCGGATCGGGCCGGGCGCATGCCGCCCGGCCCTTTCCCGTGCCGCCAGCCCGGTGAGCGCGACACGGCAAAGGAGGCCGATCATGCAACAACACCTGTCCACCATCACCCGGCTGCAGCGGGAGCGGCGCGCACGCGGCGCGGCGCTCCCAGCCGATCTGTTCCGCGAGCCGTGTTGGGACATGCTGCTGGACCTCGCCCATCACCACGCGCAGCGGCGGCTCGTGTCGGTGTCGTCGCTCTGCATCGCCTCGGGCGCGCCGCACACGACTGCGCTGCGCTACATCGACACGCTCCGCACCAGCGGGCTTGTCGACCGCGTTCCCGACCCGATGGACGCGCGCCGCGTGTTTGTCGGCTTCACGGGTGAGGGCTGCGAGGCGATGGAAGCCTACCTCGCCAGCGTTGCGGGCGAGGCGCGGTGAGCCGCCGGCGATTTAAGGTCGTGCTCGCGATTCTACAGCCACGGCGAGGAGCTGACGGCGTAGGAAGTCCAGGCGATCCTCGTATGCTGCTTGTGCAGCATCTTCTCGACCTAGAGCGAAATTCGCATAGATCTGCTCCAGGAACTCGGCGTCAGCCGCGCTGCAACTGCCCAGTGCTGCCTCAACCACAACAGGCGCTGTTTCCTGACTCTTCGCCGCGTATTCACGAACCTTGGCCATTGCGCATTGAAACAGCAGACCCTCTGCCCGATCTGTGTTCGCGCTGCCGGGGCTCGCGATGGCAAGCAATGCTGCGAACCATATTCCCCGATTGCCGACTATGCTCATCTCCACCCTCGCACCCATCCAACGGCATCAACTGCGGTTCTTATCGTCAAATCTGCCACTTTAGCGGAACCGACGGCAATCAGCCCGACGAGCAGAAATCCTCTTACGGAATCGGCTTGCCCCGCCGCAATCGACATGAGGCCAAACACAAGGAAAAGGCGCATGGCGGCCGGCGTGTCCTCCTGTCCTCGCCAGTTCGGGATCAAGCCCGCTTCGCCCAGCCCATAGAGCGTCCCCGTCATCACGCCCATTATGCCCCCATAGAGCAGCACGCTGCCGTCTCCTTGCAAAATCGCTCAATGGCTGGCATATCGCACGGCGCGCCGCAAGTCGCGGTGCCGGGAGTGGTAGCCCGAATCAGAGCGCGTCCAACGCGCTAAGGCATCAGCCTAAGCGCGTTTTTTATGGTCGGGCGTGTATGGGAGGCGAAAGCCTGCCGTTGCTCTGACGGTCTACCAACCCGTCACGTCCGGCCACCCGTTTGGTAGCGGGTGCCGGCCCTTTGAGGGCCAGAGCAATGAACGATATTATAACCTTTGATTTCGACGCGAACACCGTCCGCGCTGTTCTGATCGGCGATGATCCGTGGTGGGTAGCCAACGATGTTGCCCAGGTACTCGGATACAACCGCGCGCCCGACATGGTTCGCAACCTCGACGATGACGAAAAGGGTGTGCACATTCTGCACACCCTTGGCGGGGAGCAGTCCCTGTCGATCATCTCCGAGAGCGGTCTGTTCGCGGTCATCCTCAAATCCCGCAAGCCCGAAGCCCGCCGTTTTCGACGCTGGGTGACCGGCGAAGTCCTTCCCGCCCTGCGGCGCCACGGCTCATACCGTCTGCCCGGTATCCCATCGCAGGAGGACATGCCGAACAGCCTGCTCGACAGCGCACGCCTTTCCGCCTCGGTGGCCACCGTGCGCGAGGCACGCCGCCTGTTCGGAGCCCAAAGCGCTCGCGTCGTGTGGGCCAAACTCGGCCTCCCGGTGCCGTTGGCGGACAGTCATGCCGGGCTTGAGGCCGATCCGATGGCGGCCGAGATCGACGCCTATCTCGCGACGGTCGAGAGTACTACGATTGAGGAAGCAGCGCATGCGCTCGGCATCGTAGATCCCGACGGTGGAATGCGCCTGCGGATTGGAGCGTTGTTGCGCCTGTTCGGTTGGTTCCCCCGAAAGGTTCGTCGTGGTCGCTCGACGGTCAACCTGTTCACGCCCGCACTGGCAGGGGAGGCGTGAGATGGAGCACGATAGCGAAGTCATCCGCCTCCGCGCGCATTCCGCGATCGATGCGCTCGAAGCGGTACTCGAACTGATTCCGGAGAACGAGGCGATCGAGGCAAAGCATGTGCTGGCGCTCATCGCCACCACTAACACGGCCGTGCGCGCGGCCCTGCCAACCTCGCGCTTCATTCGAGGCATGAACGACTAGATCAGCGCCATCTGCCCCGCCCGTGCGGCTTCGCCGCGCTCCACCGGCAGGTGGAACCGCACGGGTCCGGGCGGGGCGGCCGCCTCGAACCGATACCAAGCGCAATCGTCGGGCGGGTCGTACTTGCTGCCCTCGAACCATTTCAGCCGTCCCACGGCCACAACGTCGGTCAGCAGGGGCCGGAACGCTGCCGCCTGCTGGGTGTAGGCCCAGCTGGCATCGTGCAGGCTCCACAGCGGCGCTATCGCGGCCAGGTGGCGGATCAGCGGGTGCAACCAGCTGCGCTCCCACGGCAGGTTGCTGATCAGCACGGTGGCGGGCCCGAGGCTCGCCTTCGTCAACGACAGCGCGTTGCCGACGCCGATCGGCCAGCGGTTGCGCAGGCAAGATCCCTGCGGCTCCAGTTCCAGCCCCCACGCGCAGACCAGCCCCGCTTGCTCGAGCAAATGGATCAGGTCCCCCGCGCCAGCGCACGGCTCGGCGAACACCGTTCCCGGCGGCACATGTTGCAGCAGCGGAGGAATCGCCCGCGGATCGATCGTCGGATAGAAGAAATTGCGCTTGCGCGGGCGCTGCGTGCCCATCGCCTGGCCGAGGCGGCTCATACCGACCGCCGAGGATAGCCGGGTCGCCAGTACCGCGGGGAGGCCGATAGCTGACCGGGCTCTGCGATCGTGCGCTTGTTCCAGCCAAGCCGCTTCAACTCACGCGCCGCAAATGCGCGCGTGACTTCGGCCGCGGCGGCCAGTTGATCCAGATCGACGCTCGTGCGCGTCTCCAGCGCCGCGAAAATCCGCTGCTTGCGCATATCGAAACGGATCATGCCGTTGCCGTCAACAAGTCCGGCTGCGGCATCGCCGCCGCAGCTCTGGGATTGAGCCAGAGAACTTCGGTCCGCTTGAGCGCGCCGTCCGCCAGCGCCGCACGATCGATACGGCGCCAGTCCGGCAACATCGCGTCGTAAAGGCGCGACGGATAGCCCGACAGCACCACGCTGCCTTCCAGCGTGCGGAGAAACTCGAGCAGATGGCGGTGCCCGCCCTCGTCGAGCTCGTGACGGTAAACCCCGCCAATGTCGGCGCGGCGATTGCTCGGCCGCCGCGTCTCGGGGAGATAGGGCGGATCAACGTAGTGCAGCGTTTCAGCGCCGTCGTGCGCGGCCATAACCGCTTCCGCCGGCCGGCTTTCGAGCACTACGCCGCGCGCTCGCTTGATTGCGAGCTCGAGGCTGTCGGGAAGATTGCACCAATCGACGGCCGGCGTGGAACCCGATCGATTGGAGTTGGCCCGGAAGCCGGTTCGGTACTGGCCGCTCGCACCGTCTGTGCCGTGGCCCATGAAGCTGCGAACGATCAACCTGCGCGCCCGTTCGACAGGATCCGGCGTGGGTTCGTATGCCGCTGTGAACTCCTCGCGCGCGAACGGCGTGAGGCGCAGATGCGCGACCAGTCGCCGGGCGCCGACTTCATCGCGCATCACGCGAAACAGGTTCACGAGCTCGCAATCGAGATCGTTCCAAACTTCGGCCTCGGCGCGTGGCTTACGGAAGCCCACCGACCACGCCCCACCGAACGGTTCGACATAGACCCGGTGCGGCCCGAAGTGCTGGATGATCCAGGGCGCAAGCAACCACTTGCCGCCATGCCAGCGCAGAACGGGGCGGGGCGGTCCGCTCATTCCCCTTCCTTCGGCTCGAACAGGTGCAGCGGCACGCACACTGCGTTGTCGAGGCTGCCCGCGAAGCGCACCTTCGCCTTCTGCACCCCCTCGATCTTGCCCAGGCTCTGCACCCACGCGCCGCCGGCCCAGTCGCTGCCCTTGAACAGCTCGCACAGCGGGGTGTTGCTCGCGTAGGCGACGGCCAGATAGCTGCCCCGCCAGTCCTCGGCGGGCGGGTCGCTCACCGATGGCTGGCGCTGATCGGGCTTCTGCGTCAGCGACACGACGCGCAGCCCGTGCGATTTCAGCTTGGCGCGGGCCTTCTCGTTGATTACCGGCGCGGTTTCGAAGGCACTCGGGTCCTCGCTCGCGCTGTGGACCAGCTCCATCGCCCGCTCGATCCACAGGCCCACGGGTTCGGGCGGGTTGCCGTTCGATCCCGGCAGCATCGAGCTTGCCAGATGCAGCAGCACCCGCTCGACGTCGCTGCGCGCCTCGCTCCGCGCCCGCTCCATCATCGGGCGGACGATCGCAACCGCCTGCGCCACCCGTTCCCGGCCGGGTGCCGCCGAATCCGACGAGATATGATGAACCCCGTGATCGTAGAGCAGCAGGTCCGCACAGGCGAGCAGCGTGCCGAACGTGTCCTGGTGCCGCCCCTCGAAGCCATGGCCGGCGATCGCGCGCTTGTAGGCCTCGTATGTCTCGTCCCACCGGGGCCAGTGCTCGATCATCCGCCGGTGCAGCTTGCGGCCCATCGTGCGCCAGGTCGCCATTTCCAGTTCCAGCGGCGGCGCGTTGTCGGGCACCTTGCGCATTTCGAGGATGGCCAGGCGGTTGCGATCCTCGCCCCGCAGCGGCGCATGCAGCACGGAGGAGAGGAGGAAACACGATTGCGCGGTGAACTCCTGCGCCTTGTGGTCGGCCCCGCCGCGGTGAATCTTCGCGCCGCTGCTCGCCTTCTTCATCAGGTTCAGCAGCGCCTGCAGCTTCTCCTGCTTGTCGTGCGGCTCGGCCTCGTCGACCAGCACCGGCAGCGTATCGTCGTTCAGCACCTGCCGGATCGCGGCCTCGCTGGCGTCTTCGGTGTGCAGGCACCAGTTGCCCAGCATCTCGCGGATGATCGTCTGCAGCGTCGTCTTGCCGCTGCCCGTCGGGCTCACGATCCACGCATGGCTGCGCCACCGCAGCGCGCCGCAGATGAACATCTGCGCCACCATGCCGGTCAGCACCAGCGGCGCGGCATCGGGCTCGACCCAGTAGAACTGCTCGAACGTCGCCATCAGGTCGTGCGCTTCGTTCGCGGTCGCCGGGCGCGGGGCCGGCGGTGTCAGGCTCGGCAACGCGGGATAGAACAACCGCTCGCCGCCCACCGTCACGGCACCCGCGCGGGAAACCGTTAGCTTGTCCTGCTCGCGCCGCTGGGCCGGGTCGGCCACGACGACGCGCCCGCCCATATGCAGCACCAGCTCGCGGCCGCCGTTCGGCCCGCGATGCGCGCCGCGCCCGAACACGCGGCCCTTCGGGTTGAAAATGCCCAGGTTTCGGCAATCCTCCACCAGCGCGACCTGCGCCTTGCGCTGATCCCACCGTTCCTTGCCCTCGGTGGCATAGTGCGCCTCGAGATAGTCGTTACCGAACCACAGCATCAGGTCGCCCTTGTCGCACTTGGTCGGGGCGGTCTGGATCTGGTTGAGCCCGTCCAGGAACACCAGGCTCTTGCCGTTCACGCCCAGCGGGGTGACGGGGCAGGGTGCCGGCAGATGCGGCGCGGGCCCATCCTCGTCGGGCGCGTCCTCGGCCGCCGCGAAGTCCGGCGCCGGCACCGCCTCGGCCTCTGCCATCGCGGCGAGGCGATCCTGCTTGCGACCCGCCACCGCTTACCCTCTTTCCTCGAACCTGCGCATCCAGCTCTCGACCGCCTCGACTGTCTCCGGGCGCGGACAGACGCCCTCGCGCAGCTTGGCCATGAACTTGTGATCGTTGCGCGCGAGGCGGCCGAAGCGGCTCTCGCTCATCTCCATGCGTTTCAGGAACGCCCCGATTTTCAGCAGCAGGCGCTCGTTCTCCGGCAGGTCGACGCGCTCGGCCATCGGCTCGTGCTGGCGGTGCGCCGCGGGGGTGTAGGCATTGCGGATCAGCACTGGCGATCCCTCCGCCACGTTTCGGCCAGCGTCTCCATCGCGCTCGGTGCGGCGGAAAGGTCGATCTTGGTGCGCGGTTGGCGGGCATTCACGGGGCTTTGCTTCGCGCTCGTCACCGGCCCGATTGGTCCGTCGGGCTCCCTTGCGGGATACCCTTCCGCTGCCCGCCCTTCGCAGCCGCCCGCGCGGTCGGCTGTTTGAAAGCCCGGTGACGAAATTCCTTTGCCGATCGGCCTCACCGTCACGACGGCGACGGCGTTGACGGCATTCCGCCGGCGCCAGCGATGAAGCCGGCCCTGCGCATCGAGCAGGTAGCGTCCGGGGCGAAGCGGCACGCTCACGCGCCCGCCCCCCGCAGCCAGTCGTTCCAGTCCTTGATCCCCACCGGCGGGCGCCGCTGTCCGATCGTCCGCACGATGCCTTCGGCCTTCGCGCGCAGCTGCTGCTTGCGGATCGCGTCCTCCAGCGCCGCGATGGGCTCCGGGTCGGCATCGTTCTGCGCCAGGATGTTGAACCGGCTCACCGTTGGCGGCAGGCGCAGCTCGCCGATGATGCCCAACGTCCCCGCCGCCAGCACCCGGGCCCCACGGTTCGCCATGGCGTAGGAAAGACCGTCCTCGATCCCCTCGCTGCACTCCACCGCCGATCCTTCGGGCATGTCGCACAGCTTGCCGGGCACCGCGCCTTTCCACAGCTGGATATGCGCGCCCAGCGAATAGGCGGGGCCGCGGATGATCTTCTGCCGGCGCTTGGTTTCGCCTTCGGGCAGCGCATAATCGCCCAGCTTGCGCCAGCCCCCGCCGCGCAGATCGAGATAGGTGACGTGCGTCGCCGCATGCCGCCCGTCGAGGGTCTGGCACTTCGTCACCATCGCCGGCAGCTTGCGTTTCAGGTGGTCGTGCCACACCGCGTGATGGAACCGGATCGCACCGGGCAGCTTGCCCAGCTCGCGCAGGTCTATGCCGCGCCCCAGCAGATAGCGGACGGGCGGGCTGCTCGGCGTCAGCGGCGAACCCGAAAGCCACAGCCCTTCCGCATCGCGGCGCTTCTTCTCCTGTTCGTCGGCCGCCTCGCGCTTCGCCCGCTGCGCTGCCCGCGCCGCGCGCTCGCGCTGCCGTTCCAGCGCCTTCGGGTCCATCGTGTCGAGGTTGAGATAGCGCCGCGCATGGGCGAACCCCTGCGCGATGTCGCCTCCACCCACCGTCAGCGCCAGCAGCTTGATCAGGTCGCCCTTGCCGCGCGGATCGCTGTCGCTCATCGCATAGTCGGCCCAGCGCCCGGCGTCGTGGCCCTTGACCTTCACTTTCAGGCTCTGCCCCGGCTCGCCGTCCAGGCTGCCTACGCACAGATAGGCTCCATCGCGGCGCGCGGCGGGAAAGATCGTCCACACCAGCGCCTCGGCATGCGGGCGCAGCAGGTCGTTCAGTTCCTGGCCGGATAGCTGCGCGCCCCCTCCCATGCCGTCAGCTCTCCGCCCGGGCCGGCTCGTCCGCCTCGTCGATCGCCAGGGCGTACCAGTCTCCCGGCGCGCAGATCCCCAGCGCGTCCAGCTTGCGCACGGCGGAGGGGCGCGCGCGCTTGCCCTGGGCTTCCCAGCCATAAACGGTCTGCTCGTGCACCACCGGATCGAACATTTCGCCGAACGCCGCGGCCGAAAGCCCGCGCTCGCTGCGATAGGCCCGAATCTTCTGGCCCGCGCGATGCGTCGAGGGGGAGAGGGAGGCTTGCGTTTGCATCGGAGCGCTTGTTATTCTATATGAATAATTCAGCGCAAGTCCATTGTGGATATTTTGTTCAGGATAATCGTTCCGTGCCCTCGGCAGTCGTCCTAAATTTTCCCTGCATGGAGAATGATCGTCCCGATCCGGCGCTGCCCAACCGCATTCGCTTCTGGCGCGTGAAGCGCAACCTCACGCTCAAGGGCCTGGCGGGCACACTCGGGATGAGCCACGGCCACCTCGCCAATCTCGAACGCGGCCTGCGCGAACTCAACGTCGCCACTATGGAACGTATTGCCAGGGCGCTCGGCGTCAGCGCTGCCGATCTCCTCAAGGAAAGCGACGGCGGCCTGTCCGAACGCGAACGGCTGATCGTCGAAACTTACCGCGAGGTGCCGGAGGCCATGCGTCGCTCGCTCGACGCCGTCGCCGAAAGCCAGCAGCCCTTCCGCGGCTCGGACGAGGTTCGTCCGCTGCACCCCGACACCGTCGCAAATGACGGGACGGCCGACTCCAACGGTTCCAGTCCGCGCAAGCGGGCCTGATTACCTACAACCTGTCGATCGCCCGCCCCGCCGGGGCGCGCCTCCGCCTGTTCGTCCGCTGCCGGCAGACGCTTTCCGTCAACGGCCAGGATCGGTGCGCGCAGCGCGCCGCGAGGCCGACCGGCCGCCCGAGCTCATGCGAGGAAAGCCAAGCGGGGCGGATGCGCCGCGCCCGGCGTTTGAGGGCGCTCATGCAACCCGATTATCCACCGGGAATAATTTTCATCTTGCAGCGATTATTCAGATAGGATAACTACGGCCGCCGAACGTTTCGTCACGGAGGCTAAGCATGTCCGCCGAAATCCTGTCCTTCCCCGCCGCGCTCGCCACGGCCGCGCCGGTCGCTCTGCCGCCC